TTGATCCCCTCCTTTTTTATGAGTACAAATACGGATTTACAATCTCTTCGGGATCATGTATAGTAATAACATGTTCGGGAGATACCAATGTAAGAAACCTCTTCTTTGTTATGAGTAAACTTATACTTGGAGGTAATATTATGCATAATCTGATCTCATATAATCAATTGGATGAGTGGAGACACTTTGAAGAGACTGTTGACAATTTAGAAACCGAACTCGACTTGATTAACGATTACTATGAGTGTCTGATTGAATGCACCGACGATCAACCTACATGCAAAAGAGTTTGCAGGAGGATATTATCTGATGGTTATTGGTAAGTAACACTTGGGGGTTGATAACCCCCTTTTTTTATGCTATGATGTCAGCAACATGTCATAATAAATACATGGACAAAGAGAAACTAAAACTCATCGTCAAGAACCTCAAGTCTCTAGTAGATGTATTAGAGAGTGAGGTTTACTCTGACACCGATGCTTACAAGATTCAATTGCAGCAAGATGGACCAAAATTTGGTTTCAAATATGATGATGGAGACGATGATGGATATCCAGACTGACTGGCGTTATAGTGATGAGCGTATGCAATATCGGGAGGCAGCATTAAAGGTGTTGCTTTCAAAGTTTGGTCATCAATTAGAAGGTGGAGTACCAAAGTATTCTTCGCAGTCAATTTATGAGTGTGCTCATGACTGGGTATCTCAAGGTAACGTCAGCACTGCTGGCATTGTAAAATACTACGAAGCATACTACGGAGGTAACTAATTGAGATTCAAAGACACTATCAAAGCAGCAAAGAAAGCGATCAAGCTTGCGGAAAAGAACCCGATGCTGTATACTAATGAAGAGATCTGGTACATGAAGAAGGCACTTCAGACTGCCAAGCGTGATCTCGCAGCAAAACGTGAACGAATGAGCAAAGGATTTAAGAATGAAGCAACAACATGGGTCAGTGCGCCTGGTACAAGTGACTCCCGAAGCGGAGAAGACGATGGGGTACGTAGCGAGAGTCTCGAACCCCAACAATCAGGAGAATCCTAACGTCGCTGGTCTTCTGAAGTATTGTATCAAGCACAACCACTGGTCTGTGTTCGAGCAAGCATTCATGACGCTTGAGATTGAAACGAACCGTGGTATCGCAGCTCAAATTTTGCGTCACCGTTCGTTCACATTTCAAGAGTTTTCCCAGCGGTATGCTGACAGTTCTATGCTGGCAGATGAGATCCCTCTGTTTGATCTTCGCCGTCAGGATACTAAGAACCGTCAGAACTCTATTGATGATGTTGATCCTTTTGTTCAGCAAGAACTTGAGATCAGTATCAAGAGACACTTCCAGAGTGGTATGGATATCTACAAGCATATGCTAGAGATGGGAATCGCAAAGGAGTGTGCTCGTTTTGTATTGCCTTTGGCAACTCCAACCCGCATTTACATGTCGGGATCTGTGCGTTCTTGGATGCACTATATAGATCTACGCAGCGCCCATGGAACCCAAAAGGAACACATGGATATTGCTGCTCAGTGTAAGGAAATCTTCGCTGAACAATTCCCTATTTGTGCCGAAGCATTGGAGTGGAACTGATGGCAACATACCCTGTAATCAATACTAAAACTGGTGAACAAAAGGACGTTGTGCTCAGCGTCCATGATTGGGATCAGTGGAAGACTGACAATCCAGACTGGACAAGAGACTGGAGTGATCCATCTACTTGTCCTTCCTCTGGTGAGGTTGGTGAATGGCAAGACAAGATGAGCAGAACTCATCCTGGGTTCCATGACATCATGAAGAACAAGATTGCTCCTCAGGCAGCAGTCAAAGGAAACAAAACTATTACCGACAAGTATCGTTAATCATATGCCACCAAGAAAGAAGACTACTAAAGCACCTGGACAAGGTATGACTGCTAAGCAACGCAAGCGTCGTAAGCCTATTGATGAGGCATACATGATCCCCATCGAACCACTTACTGAGAACCAGAAGGTGATGTTTGATGAGTGGGACAAAGGTCAGATGATCTATGCCTATGGTGTAGCAGGAACTGGTAAGACATTTGTTGCTCTCTATAAGGCACTCAAGGATGTGCTCAATGAGTATAGTCCTTATGAGAAAGTCTATATCGTTCGCTCTCTGGTTGCTACTAGGGAGATTGGTTTCCTTCCTGGTGACCATGAGGATAAGTCTTCTCTCTATCAGATACCATATAAGAACATGGTTCAGTCCATGTTTGAGATGCCTGATGACAATAGTTTTGAGATGCTCTATGATAATCTCAAGGCACAGGAAACTATTTCGTTCTGGTCTACTAGTTTCATTCGTGGCACCACTCTTGATAATTGTATCGTTATCATTGACGAGTGTCAGAACCTGAACTTCCACGAACTGGATAGTATCATCACTCGTGTTGGACAGGACAGCAAGATCATCTTCTGTGGTGATGCTGCTCAGACTGACCTCCAAAAGATCTCTGAGCGTTCAGGTATCCTGGACTTCCAACGCATCCTACAGAACATGGATGAGTTCTCGCTAATTGAATTTGGTATTGAGGACATCGTTCGTTCTGGTCTTGTCAAGTCTTATATCATCAACAAAATCAATCTGGGTCTATGAAGTTGTTTAATCATGTGGGACTAGATCCTATTGAAATGTCTGCTGAGATGGTGGATGGCAAACGAGTTTACCTCACACCTACAGGAGATAAGTTTCCATCTGTCACCACTGTGATTAGCAACAACAAAGATAAGGTAGCGGGCATCGCTAGGTGGCGAGCTCGCATTGGTGAGGAGAAAGCAAACAACATCTCCAAACGATCTACTAATAGAGGAACAAAGTATCACTCCATCGTTGAAGATTATTTCAACAACGATCTTGACTTGAAGAAGTATAGTAAGTTCCCGCTTCCCGTTCTAATGTTCCAGCATTCTAGGGATATTTTAGACCGCATAAATAATATTTACTTACAGGAAGCGGCGCTCTACTCTAAACATTTAGAGATTGCTGGGCGTGTAGATTGTATCGCTGAGTTCGACGGCGTGTTGTCTATTATCGATTTCAAGACAGCAGCAGAACCCAAGCGTGAAAAATATCTTTATGACTACTTCGTTCAAGAAACAGCATACGCTTGTATGCTTCAAGAAAATTACGGGTTGAGTGTTAAGCAACTCGTGACGATCGTTGCATGTGAAAACGGCGAAACTCAAGTCAAGGTGCTTCCACCTAAGAAAGAATTCTTTATCAAACTAATGAGTTACATCGCGGAGTATCAGGAACGATATGGAGAAAAAACAATTATTAGAGGATAAATTTATGACCGCTGCGAGATTTTCGCAGGAAGTGGAGAAGATTGCATTGCACAATCCAGACATGAATTATATTGATTCGGTTATCCACTACTGTGAGTTAAACGAAATTGAACTAGATAGTGTTAACAAGTTGATCAGCAAACCTCTAAAGGAGAAACTCCGTTACGAGGCACAACAACTTAACTTCATGAAGAAAACCAGTCGCGCAAAGTTGATGTTAGTATGAGCTTCTTTCAATCTGAATTAGTCCGTGGTGACATCCAAGAGATGATGGAACTACAGCAGTTCTGTTTTAGATCTGCCATGAACTTTGTTCTTCTCGATGACGAGAGGAAGATGGAATACTTTGAGAAACTTGAACTGCTGATTGAGAAGCAGAAGACTTTCTACTTCCGTATTAAGTTGAGTGACGATCCTGAGGCAGTCTCTGTCCTAGAGACCATGAAGCAGGGTATTATTATGCTTGGTGCCACCCCAGGCACCACCGTCGAGCAGATGTTCGACGAACTGCTGCAGAAAGTCCAGTTCATGAAGGACAAACTGCAAAGTGGCACAGGGGGTTGACGCCCGACCCTGTGCCCTTGTATAATGACTGAGTGATAGGGCATCACACAAACCAAATCCAAACTAATCCGAGAAAATCCTATGTCTTTCGCAGATCTGAAGCGTAAATCCCAGAACAACTTTTCCTTCCTTCAGAAGGAACTAGAGAAATCATCCAGCGGCAAGAACGTTGATGAGCGTTTCTGGAAACCAGAGGTTGACGCTTCTGGCAACGGGTATGCTGTTATCCGTTTCCTCCCCGCCCCTGAAGGTGAAACTGTGCCTTGGGCGAAAGTCTACTCCCATGCCTTCCAAGGTCCTGGTGGGTGGTATATTGAAAACTCCCTGACCACTCTCAACGAGAAGGATCCCGTTGGTGAAGTCAACCGCCGTCTCTGGAACAGCGGTAGTGATGAAGACAAAGAGACTGCTCGTAAGCAGAAGCGTAAGCTCCAGTATTACAGCAACATCTATGTCGTGAAGGATCCTAAGCACCCTGAGAACGAGGGCAAGGTGTTCCTCTACAAGTATGGTAAGAAGATCCATGACAAGATCCTTGCTGCCATGCAACCTGAGTTCCAAGACGAGACGCCTGTGAACGTCTTTGATCTTTGGGAAGGTGCTAACTTCAAACTGAAGATCAAGAAGGTTGCAGGTTACTGGAACTATGATTCTTCTGAGTTTGATTCTGTCTCTGCTCTCAGTGCAGATGACACTGAACTGGAAGGCATCTGGAAGTCCGAGCACTCGCTTGAGGCATTCACTAACAAGGATCAGTTCAAGTCCTACGAGGATCTTGAGCGTCGTCTGAACATGGTGCTCGGTATCGCCCAACGTGCTGCCGTTCCTACCGTTGATGATGAAGAGTATGAGCCTGTCGCTGCTCCCGAACCTTCCTCGTTCCGTCAGCAAATGAGTGCTCCCTCTCCTGTCAAGGAAGAGGCAGTCGTTGATGATGACGATGCCCTGTCTTACTTCGCTCGCCTTGCTGAAGAGGACTGATGGGAGAAGCAGTTCACGCTTGGAACTCTATGACCTATGCTGAGGGAGCATTGTTCTCCCTCTGGGTCATCGGAATGTATTATGTAAAACTTCGCATGGATCGTAAGTTCGGACGATGAAAAAATACCTGAAGGTATTACTTCACCCAGTTACTCA